AGGTTAGACTCACCCCTAGCCAAGTTGCGATAGCAAAGAAATTGGGTGTGCCGCTTGAAGAATACGCGAAATACGTGAAGGAGTAGGTTAAATGTCTGAAGAACAAAACGAAATGTTTGAAGGTACAGTGAAACGTACTGCTCGCGCAAACCAGACTAGGGATAAGACGGCGCAGCGTAAGCCGTGGGCTCCCCCGTCTATGTTAGATGCACCGCCTGCACCGGATGGTTTTAAGCATCGTTGGATCCGGGCTGAAACCCGTGGTTTTGATGATACTAAAAACGTCAGCGCAAAAATGCGCGAGGGTTGGGAACTGGTTCGTAAGGACGAGTATCCAGACTTTGAGGCCCCGGTACTTGATACAGGTAAATATGAAGGTGTGTTTGGAGTAGGTGGTCTTGTTCTTGCTCGTATACCGTTAGAAACTGTTGCAGAAAGAAAAGCATATTTCGATAAGAGAAATGCGGATCAGATGCAAGCGGTGGACCACGATATGATGAGAGAGAACGCTCATTCAACTATGACGATCAATAAACCCGATCGTCAATCTCGTGTAACCTTTGGCGGTCCACAAAAATAGGGGCCGCCCTGATTAGGAGAAAAATCAAATGGCAAATCAAGATACTGCCTTTGGCCTTCGTCCTATCGGGATTAATGGCGCAGGTGCCAACACTACTGGTGTAACTCAATATGAGATCGCATCCAACAATACTAATGCAATTTTCCAGAACTCACCGGTTATTCCGTTGGCTGCTGGTGTAATTGACATTGTTGGTGCGGCAGCCGGTGGTACAGTTCCTGCTCTTGGAGTCTTGGTGGGTGTAGAATACGTAGATAGTTCTACAAAGAAGCCCGTTTTCAAAAATTACTGGCCCGGTTCAAACAACGCTAGCGTTGACACAAATCATCCTGTCAAAGCTTTTGTTGCGGACAACCCAAACCAGTTGTTTATGATAGCTGCGGATACCACAACTACAGACAGAGCAACCGCTCTTGCTGATGTGTTCTCCAACTGCTCTCTTGCAAACGGTACATCTGGTTCTACTGCAAACGGTCGTTCCACTGCTGAACTAGACATTTCTACCGCAGCTACCACTGCAACACTATTGATGCGTATTGTTGGTTTATCGCAAGATGAAGCCAATCTAGATTACGCCTCTGCTGGTGTGAACTTTGTAGTTCGGTTTAATTTCCATCACAACGCGCCTGTGGCAGCTTCGGCTTCACAGACCACGTCGTTGTCAACCGGCATTTAAGGAGGGAATAGATAATGGCTATTTCTCGCGCACAATTAGCGAAAGAGCTTGAGCCCGGCCTGAATGCCTTGTTCGGTCTTGAGTACGATCGCTACGAAAATGAACATGCTGAGATCTTCGATGAAGAGTCCTCAGATCGTGCATTTGAAGAAGAAGTGATGCTCGGTGGTTTCTCAACGGCTCCAGTCAAAGGTGAAGGCGCGTCCATCAACTTTGATGATGCTCAAGAGACATACACTGCCCGTTACACACACGAGACAATCGCTCTGGCTTTCTCTATCACAGAAGAAGCTATCGAAGACAATCTTTACGATCGTCTGGCGTCTCGTTACACCAAAGCTCTGGCCCGTTCAATGGCTCAGACAAAGCAGATCAAAGCGGCATCTATCTTGAACAATGCGTTCACAGCCGGTGCCTCTGCTATTGGTGACGGTGCAGCACTTTGTTCAAGTGCCCACCCGTCTTTATCGGGTAACCAGCGTAACCTTCTTTCGGTAGCTGCTGATTTGAACGAAACTTCACTTGAGCAGATGTTGATTGATATTGCTGGCTTGACCGATGAGCGTGGTCTGAAGATTGCGGTTCGTGGCACAAAGTTGATCATCCCGAAAGAGTTGCAATTTATTGCAGAGCGGGTTCTCAACTCAAACCTTCGTCCGGGTACTGCCGACAATGACGCAAATGCGATGAAGAACATGGGTATGATTCCAGAAGGTGCAGTGGTTAACCACTTCCTGACGGACACTGATGCCTTCTTCATCAAAACAGATGCGCCAAACGGTTTTAAGTACTTTAACCGGTCACCAATCAAAACTGCTATGGAAGGTGACTTTGACACCGGAAACATGCGGTTTAAAGCCCGTGAGCGTTACAGCTTCGGTGTTTCAGATTGGCGTTCTGTCTTCGGCACAGAAGGTGCTTAATAAAAAATCTCTCCTCCCGTAGAGATTAGAAAGAGCGGCTTCACAGTCGCTCTTTTTTATTGTATAGTTTTTACATCCCTGACAGCCGCATCCTGTGGCTGACATTAGCCACGACAGGAGTTTGACATGGCGAACACAACTTTTAACGGTCCCGTCCGTTCAGAAAACGGTTTCAAATCCATCATCAAGAATGCGACAACCGGCGCACTTACTAATGAGATGGTTCTTTCTACATACACCGCCACCATTGATATTGCTGCTACAGGCACTGAGCATAAAGAAGCTGCTATCGGCATTCCATCCAACTTTATTCCTATGGGCGTAGCTATCACTGTTGTTACTGCGGCTGCAAACGCCGTTAACCTTGTTGATATTGGTACAGATGCTGATACAGACGGTTTCGTAGACGGTGTATCAATTGCTATTAACGCTGCTGGTTTTAAGGGCTTTTTCCCTTGTAACGGTGTTTTGGGCATGTCTGGTGGAACAACTACTGCGGCAACCGAGACTGCGGATGAGGTAGAAGTTGTTATTTCTGGAACAGCCGGTGCTGGCGGTCAGCTATCACTGAAGTTCTTCGGTATTTCATCCGACTCACCAACAGCCTAACAGGAGGCTGCAATGTCTGACTCTGATGTAAGATCAAAACGGGTGACTGCAACAGGCTCGCTTGCTGTAGGGCCTGCACGAATTCGTCAGATACAGTTGAAAACAGCGGCAGGTACACCTCGTCTTACTATCACTAACGGTAACGGCGGGGCCACTGTGCTTGATCTTGATTTTAACGCATCTACAACGCATTCGGTGAACATCCCGTCGAACGGTATTCGTGTGGACGATATTTATATATCAGCCGCAACTAACCTTACGGCGATAACGGTATTCTTTAATTGAGGTAGGTTATGGCTCCTCGTAAAGCTGCAATGCCGAAGAAAAACAAGAAAAATTTCCGCCCCACCGAAAAAGGGGCGGGAATGACTAAAGCTGGTGTTGCGGCATACAAACGCGCAAACCCCGGTTCTAAGTTAAAAACGGCTGTTACTGGCAAGGTAAAGAAGGGAAGTGCTGCGGCTAAACGCCGTTCTTCTTATTGCAGTAGATCAAAAGGCCAGATGAAAATGCATAACATAAGTTGCAAAAAGACGCCTAAAAAGCGTATTTGCGCCGCTCGTAGGAGATGGAAATGTTAGGTCAGCAGTTCATAGCGGGAACGCTTTTTGTAGCTTTAGTAGGCGTTTGCGTTACAGGTGTTACTTGGATCTCGGCTACTCTGATAGAAGTAGACAAAAACATAGCCGTTATGGCCGTAAAGACCGAGGCTAATAGTCAAAAAATAGATGAAGTTCACATAATGCTTAAACCTATGTGGGAAGAGTTTACGGGCCGGACCTATGAAGACAACATTGCTTTTAAAACGAAGGGTGGTTAGGTATGGGTAGTGCAGTAAATTTAGGTGCAGGGCAGTGTCCTACTGGTAAAAGTAGCGTTGTCCGCATGAAAAAAGGGGGCAAGGTAAAAAGTGGTGGTAAGATCTGTCCCAAAGGGAAAGCGTGGGCCAAGCGCACATTTGACACATACCCGTCAGCGTATGCAAACATGGCCGCTTCAAAGTATTGTAAAGACCCCAACTACGCTAAAAAATCAAAGGGCAAGTAATGGGTCAGTTAAAAGAATGGGTGAAACAGGACTGGGTTAGGATTGGATCAGATGGCTCTATCAAAGGTAAATGTGGTACTTCAAAAGATAAGAGTAACCCTGATCGTTGCTTGCCTAGAGCTAAAGCTAACAGTCTATCGAAAAGTGAACGCGCTACAACGGCTCGTAAGAAGAAGCGGGCAGGCTCTAAAGGAAAAACTACAGTCGCTAACACAAAAGCTGCGAAGGTAACAGGTTTACGAAATGGTGGGGCTGTAACGAAGCCTAAACGGCCATTTAACGGTAGGTCTGTTCCGGGAACGGCGGTAGCACGGGGTTGTGGCGCTGTTATGTCAAATCGTAGGAAAAGAACCAAGGGTTCTGTAAGTCAAGCATAGGAGCTTAAAATGGCAAAAGAATTTATGACTATGGAAGAGTATTCAGCAGATCTTGTTGGCGGAAACATGCGGTCTAAAGGCATGGCTAAAGGCGGCGCGGTTGGCATGAAAAAGAAGGGCTACGCTAAAGGCGGTAAAGTCCAGAAAATGGCTGGCGGCGGCATGATGATGAAGAAAAAAGGTTACGCGAAGGGCGGTAAGGTAAAATAACTTGCCTTATCTTCAGAGCAATATACCGCATTTCAAATGTTGGGTGCGAAGGGAATACACCTGTAACCATTTGAAATACCAAGGTGAGTTTCTTCATGCTATGGCGGTTGCCGTTACTACAATGCCTAGCCGGTGTTTAAGTTTTCAGATGATATTCACCGGCTGCGAGGCAGATGGGACGGATGATCCAAATATCCACGGGGGAGCGATGTGGGCTAGAATGCCTATTACGGCTCTTGTGGGCGATACTCCTTTTGAAGAATGGCCCGAACCTATGCCTGTCCATTTGGCGCAACCTTGGGACTGCATGTCCCATACACACGCAGTTTATCGTTTAGATAGAGCTCATCCTTGCCCGTGGCTTGCCAAAATAGGGCCTGATTTTTTCCCGGCTAAATACTATTTTACGGTAGATTATACCGAAAGTGAGATAGCGGATGATCCCGCCCAGCACAAACAAAGCCACGTTCTAGAACTTTTGGATGCGGGTCCTTACACCGGAAATATTGTTGCGTTGCCTAACAATCGTGTTCGTGTTACGCATCCCGCGTGGTTTGAAACAGGTGAAGGTCCCCCTGATTTTCTACCTTCGCAGCATATACACTATTCAAAATCGGATTTAGACTATACAATGGATGTAAATCAGATCTTCGACAACCTGTATGCGGAAGATAAGAAATGACCCTTTCTGGTAGCACAAATTTTGAGTTAGACGTAACGGATTACGTTGAAGAGGCGTTTGAGCGATGCGGGCTGCAAGTTCGCACGGGGTATGACTTGAAGACAGCTAGACGCTCGTTAAACCTGATGTTGGCAGAATGGGCCAATCGGGGTCTAAACCAGTGGACTATTGCTCAAAGCACTCAGGCAGTTACTTCTGGTACAGGCGACTACACTTTAGGAACTAACATTATTGATATTCTATCTGTTGTGGTGCGAAGAGATGGAACCGATTTTGCCTTAACTAGGATGAGTCGGGATGATTATCTAACTATTCCAACAAAAACGACTACGGGTAGACCTAACCAGTTTTTCTTAGACCGACAAGTCACGCCGGTTTTAAAAGTTTGGCCTGTTCCAGAGAACAGCACCGATGTTATTATATATGATGCCTTAACTAGAATGGATGACGCGGACGAGTACACTAACACTTTAGATGTTCCGTTTAGGCTGTATCCTTGTTTAGCTGCGGGATTAGCGTATTATATATCCATCAAAAGAGCCCCGAATAGAGCACAACTCTTAAAAGCAATGTATGAAGAAGAGTTTGAAAGGGCTATGGCAGAAGACCGGGATAGAGCATCCTTTAATGTTGTGCCGCAGTTCCAATATTTTAGGACAACATAATGTCACGTTTTGCCTCTGGAAAAGACTCTTATGCTATTTCAGATAGATCTGGCTTTAGGTATAAATACCGTGACATGCGAAAAGAGTGGAACGGGTTGCTTGTCGGAAAAGATGAGTTTGAGGCAAAACAACCGCAATTAGGTCCTTTCCGTAAAGTCTTTGACGCTCAAGCTTTAAAAGACGCCCGCCCACCAGAGCCCGAAACTTTTACTGTTTTAGTGGGTAATCCGCCTTTAGAAGACCCTAATATGGCTTTTATAAAAGCTTCAGCGCAAGTTGGTCAGGTAATAGTTGATTTACCTACGATAATACCGTCTACGGCCACTCCTACGGGTCTTAGCGCGACAGCCAGTGTGGGCACGGTGACTACAACAGGGGTGACCATAAATCAGACGTTCGCGGTAACTGTTGCAAATCCGGGTTCTGGCAACAAATACTATATAGATGGTGTTCAGCAAGCCACGGTAACACTTACCGAAGGTAACACTTATCGTTTCGATCAGTCAGACGGTACTAACTCCGG